GCCGACGCCTACACCGTTGAAACCGGAAAAGGTATCGCCAGCCACGTCATCCTTGAACGAATCCCTAACCGTGCCGAGGTAAGCCCAGTCGTTATCGCTGGACGCATTACGCTTGACCGTTTGCAGGGCCAGTTCGACCAGATGCTCGGAACGTATCAGCGTATGGCAAAGCTGGACGCACTAGACTTGATTGCACGTTTCCGCAACGTATTCCCCGACGAATGGATTGTCGGGAATGGGGCCGCCACTCCCCGTATTGTCTCTGAAGCAAGTGGTAAGGAAGGCATACGTGGACTCATCCACAATGGACAAATCGAAGTTACCCATCTCCAGCCTGGATCGACAACTGACGATGCTCTCGATCGCATGGAACGAGCACAACGCCTCACAGCAGGTATCCCTGCCGAGTTCGGGGGAGAGTCTCCAACTAACGTTAGGACGGCTCGCCGCGGAGAAATGGTCATGTCCAACACGGTTGACATGCCGATTCAGGAATACCAGGAAATCTTTGCTAACTCGCTTGAAGCAGAAAACCGTCGAGCGGTAAAGATTATGAAGGCATACTATGGCAAAAAGCCGAGTATGTTCTTCATGGGAACTGACGGTAAGGTAATCAACAATGACTACACCCCCAACGAAACGTTCGAGACTGACCTTTCTTATGTCAAATACTCAATGCCTGGATCAGATGTTAATGGCATGGTTATCGCAATCGGTCAACGTGTCGGTACTGGCATTATGTCAACTCAGACCGCACGTGAAATGGACCCAGCGATTGAGGACCCGATTCGTGAGCGTGACCAAGTAGAGATTGAATCTCTGCGCCGTGCCATGCTTGCTGGTCTTGAACAGCAGGCTTCACAAGGCCAGCTCGACCCCAGCATCATCGCTGAAATTGCTACCGCCAAGGCTGAACGTCACGTCACTTTGGAGCAGGCACTCATCAAGGTGCACAAGGAACAGCAGGAGAAGCAGGCCGCTCTCGCTAACCAGCAACAGCAGATGGCACAGCAGGGTGGCCCACAGGAAGCCACACCGGACATGCAACACGGTATCGGTGGAGCAGCAGCCATGCAGGGCATCGGTGCACCTATCCCAGCACCTCAGCAAGGCCCAGCCAACCTGAGCCAGATGCTCGCCAACCTTCGTCGTCCAGCCGGACAGTCACCAGCAGAATCAGCACTCGCACCACAAGGACAATAATCTATGCCACGCACAGGTAGGGGTGGTGCTCGCCAGGGCACAATCGGACAGGCATACAGCAATCGCACAGACCTCAATGCGTCGATGCCAGTTGCCACGCAGACAGGCCAGGACTACGGACAAGCAGCAGCACAACAGGCCGCTCAGCGTTCTATCCCAGTAGCCGCACAGCCAGTCCAGGGCGTACAGTCAAACCCAATCACTCAGGGCGTAAACCAGCAGGCTCCACAGCCACAGACGATTACCGGCCAGATGCCACAGCAACAGGTTTACCCAGGTGAGCTGAAGTTCGACCACCCGACTGACGCACCAGAGGAGCCAATCACAGCCGGACTACCAATGGGCGATGGCGCTGGTCCAGAAGCACTCCACACATTCGCTCCGCAAATTACCAAAACGCTCACACAGATGGCGTCTGCGCCAGGAGCCTCAGCAACAGTTATGGACTTGGCACGAGCAGCTAGAAACATTGGTCTGTAATGCCATCAGTTAACGGCGCAGATATTGGTGGACAGCCCGCTGGCGGTGGCGTAGTAGCCGAACAGAAGCAAAACAATCCGCAGTACTGGATGGACGACCTTCTCTCGTCCAACCCCGCGCTCAAGGCCGACCCAATGCTGGTCACGTCTTTGTACAATCAGTTCAAGGATTCTTCCGATCCTCAACAACTGGCTCACTCAACTTTCATGTCGAGATTGCTTGACAAGTCGGTTGACCAAGTTGGACTGACGAATCTGTACCCAACGTTCCAGGGTGAACCAATGGTTGCACCTAAAGTTCGCCAGCCGGACAAGTGGTGGCAGGCAGCAAACACGACAGACAATCTGTTCTCCAAGGCATTTGGAATGATTGGCAATGCTGTTGGATATCTTCCTGGCAAAGCAATCGGCTACCTCACCCAGGACAAGGGCATTGGCAACTCAACGCAGTCTGCTCTTAGCAACCTGATTACAGGTGCCCCTAACTTGGCAGTTCAAGGCATTACTAAGGGCGCTGTTGACTTAGGACGACTTGCTACTGGGAACATTGGTGACCTGACCGCAGGACAAGGGTTGCCACAGTGGAGCATCAAAGACCCGCTGTACTTGGGTCAGGCTGTAGAACAGGCATTGCAGGTAGGCCAAAACCTGTTTGGGATGGCCGACACCTTTATGGCCAACCTGAAGTCTCAGATGAACCAAAAGGGAACTTCTCAAGCAATCGCTGACCAATGGGGGAACTTGGCTGGTGGCATGCTCCTTGGTGGTGCCATTGGTGGAGCAGCAGAGGCCGCTGAAAGCACTACAGTTCTTGACGCCGCCGAACAAGCCGCAGAAACAGCCAACGCCCAGGACGCCCAGGTAATCAAGAACCTGACTGAGAAGATGAAATCTGAGCCTCTTACAGCAGAAGAACAGGCTGCGCTGGAGAAAGCCAAGCAAGACCTCGTTAGTCGTGACTCCAACGCATTGCACAAGATGTCGTACCAAGATGCTCTCGACGAGTACAAAGGCAAGTTCCCTACTTCCTACTTGTCACTTCAGCAAGAACTTGAGAGTGGCGCTATAACTCAGAAAGAGTTTGACCAGGCCATTGCCAAGGATATCTCTGAGGAATCCGCCCCAGCTTTCAACAACGCCTCTGAAGCACTCAACGGTGAGACACCAATTGAGCAGGCCGCTCAGGACGAAATCCAAAAGGCCAAACTCGCCACCTCAGACAAAGTATGGCAAAAGGTGGTTGAAGGTATTACATACCCAGTGGCGCTTCCACTCAAGGGCATTGGGATGCTGGCCAAAGCAATCGGCAGTCGCTCGGCAAACATTACGTACTTGCTTGGAGCATTGCAGGCGCAAGAGGACCCACAGGACGCTTACACCTGGCAGTTAGCTCAGCAGGGCAAGGTTCTCAACGAGGACGGTTCAACCCAAGACCTTGGTATTGAAATCGCTAACTCGCTGGGCATTGACGGTATGTGGGGAACTTCAGTCCGTGACCTTGTTGACGTGGGCTTGAAGTGGGTAGTTGATGACCCCATCGCCTCGTTCTCTCGCATCGCTAAGGAATCTCGTAGTGCCTACGGCATGACGGGTGTTCTGGGCAAGTGGTTCAATGGAACTGGCATTAAGGAAGTTGGCGACGTCGATCGTGCGTATCGTCAGTACTCCAGTGTTCGCCGTGCTATTGACTGGATGGCTTCACACAGCGCCTCTGAAATCAGTGGACGATTCTCTGCCCTCAACCTAAGCAGTCGTATGCTCAACCGTCTAGGTGAGGCGAAGAGTGCCGCTCAGGTCATGAACATTCTCGAAGAAGCATCGCAGTCGATGATGATGGCTGACCGTATCACCAGCATGCCGACTATGGGTTGGTACACCTACGTTAAGGCTGGCCTTCGTGGTGAAACTGCCGACAAGTTCGCTACCCTTGCTGACGCCCTGGCATCGCCAACCTTGCCCACCAAGGACATCATTGAGGCGCTAGAAAAGGAAACTGGCGCAGACATTACTCCTCACGATGTTGGTTACGCAGCAGGTGGTGTAGGAGAAAAGGCCCAAATCCTTTACAGCCAGCGACTCCGCCGTTTATTCTCATCGAAGCAAATGATTATTGAGGGTGGTCGAATCACCGACCGCAAGTTGATAGTCGGTTCGGCCCGAAGCGTTAACGGAATCATGCAGTTCCTTCGCAACAGTTTTATGTCGGACGACTTCGTTCGCATGATAGGTGACCAACTTATCCGCCACTCAGACAACCCTGAGAAGTGGAACAACATCTACAACAACTCAATGCGCATTGCGCTGTACCGTCGCATGCTCGCTTCAACTGCTCACTCCGACTTTGGTTTGTTTATTGACAAGATGAGTTCGGAGATAGACAGCCACATCTATGCTCAGTCCGGCGTTGACGGTGGAAGCATGGCTATGGATCAGGCAATGGTCGCTGACAACAATGACCTTGCTGACCGCGTGATGGATGAAGATGGCAAGATGACTGTTGCCGCCGTTGGAGACACCCAGCTCGGTGAGCGCATGCTCCCCACTGAGCGTCAGTTCCGCCAACTAGGACGCTTCTTTGGCAAGGTCGCTATGAACACGAACCGCACAGGTGGCGACGTATTCCTTCGTAGCACTGACAAGACCTTTGAAGTAGTGCGCCAACTGGCTGAAACTGCTCGCGTTCAAACTGAGAAGTTTCTCAGTAACTTTAAGTACGAAGATCGTGCCCAAGACTTCGCACCAACTCTTGATGGCGAAGATTCAGGTTTCAAGGGCTACATAGCCAAGGCTCAGGAAATCACCGAGAAGGCCAAGCAGATGCTTGAGGGCGACGAACTCAAGGGCCTGACTGACGCTGAACGCTATGCGTCAGTTGTCAAGTACCTGGATGGCGAACTCGACCACGCTCGTGACCTGTACACCTCGGCTTCCAAGAGGTACGAGCAAATCATCATGACACGCCCAGGGCAGGCCGCCGTTGAACGTGCCTTTGGTACTGGCGTCGACGTTCCTGAGATGCTGAAGCACATGTACGGTGAGCTGACCGCGGTGCAGGACATGGGCGCTGAGATGAAGGCCGCTATTAGTTCATCGTTCCTCAGCAGCGAAAATGTTGAGAAGCAGGCTAACTATCTTTCCTCTACGCTCAGCACAGCCGAAGCCGGAGAGAAGTACAAGCAACTGTTCAAAGAACAGTATGACTATGCCTACAACCGTCAGGTTGGTGAGCGCATTGGTATTGGCAAACTTACCGTCGCCAACTTGTACAAGAAGATTAGTTCGGGCGATTTTCAGATTAAGTCTTTGGGCGATCGTGGATTCCGTAGCACCTTTGACCCAATCGTTGACCTCATGCAGGGCTACCTGAACGGTTGGTTCAAGTTGTTGACCTTGGCTACACCAGCCTGGGCCGAGCGTGTTGTTATCTCTGAAGCAATGCTGAACGCACTTCGTATAGGTGGGCATGACTTCACCGAATCAAAGTTGGTGCAGTCGCTTGTCAAGAACCAGCAGTACTTGGGTAAGGTCGCTACTGGCGAGTTGGAGCGTAAGGCTTTCCGTGCTGCTATTAGTAACACAATCATCGGTATCGACAAGGCTCTGACCAGGACTCTGAAGGGCAAGGAGTTTGACGACTTCTTCCAGTTCGTCACCAACCTCTACGCCGAGACAGATGGACACATGCTGGGTGGCGTTCACGCTCAGGGCGATTTAATGTCTGAGGACGGTTTCCAGTCAGCGGTTTCCAACAAGATAGTCGGAATCAAGAACGGCAAACTTAAGACATCAAACAAGATGCTGGGCGAGGGATTCATTCGCCGTAACTCCAGCGACTCTGACGCAGGTGCGGCACTCTACGAATCAATTACTCGTGCCAGCCGAGACACTGTTTTCTCCGAAGTCGCTCGCTTTGAACTTGCCAAGATTGAAGAAGAAGGCCAGAAGATATTTGACAGCAATTCTTCGTTCTACACCGAACTTGCTCAGAAGGACGCCTACGAAACTCTGACCAAGAACGAAGTTGATATAAACGAAAAGACGATGAAGGTTCAGCTCAAGAAGTCTATTCAGAAGCAGATTAGAACTCTCGGTGGCCAGTCGTTCTCCAACTCCGTCGATCTTATTAAGTTGCGCTCAGCAGCAGACCGCCACATGGAACAGTTCATCAGTGGACAGCCTGAGGAGTTTCGCATGAACTTCCAGCGCAATACAAAAGTTTCGGCTAAGTACCCAGACTTGACACCACACCAGGGCTGGGCACGCACAGCGGTTGACCACATTCATGGACTCTCCACCAACGTCAACTCTCGTGATGTTGAGTCAGCTATCTTCCCAGAGATTCTGCACCAGATTGCCAACAAGGATTACCAGACGCAGGAAGAACTGGCCACATGGCTCAGGGATTCTTACCAGAAGGGCGAGCCAGTACCGTCAGCCTTCCCAGCCCACGAGTACATCCCAATGCTTTCGTCGGGCCACTTCAACCCTCTCCGCAAGTTCTCTGACTACTTACACCGCGGGCCTCTTGGCAGGATTGTGAACACGGGTAGCCGTGACCCCATCTTCGTGTGGGAAACATGGCAACAGTACAAGAAGTGGATTCCGCTCATTGAGAATGGAACCATTGACATGGGCGAAGCGATGGGCAAGGCCCAGTCGGACGCTCTCATCAACATGAGCAAGTTTGTCCACAACCCAATGGACAAGACCATCTGGGAAGAAAACATGCGTGTTATCGCACCGTACTACTTCGCCAAGAACCAGGCCATGCGTCGTGCTCTCCGTGTCGCTGGTGACAACTTCGCCGCCTTTGAGAAGTACATGAAGATTAACCTGGCCGTGACGGACTACGTTGCCTTGGCGTACAACCAGAGTGGTATCGGTTCGTTCACATTCCCTGGCTCACAGTTGGTCATGGGATTGTCCAACGGTATCGTCAACGGGCTGTTGGCGGCACAGGGCCTGCCTACCTACGGTGGTCTTAAGGGCATGGGCATTGAGGCTTCACCCGCTTCACCGGACAGCATCATCATCACCGGCCAAATGCCTGGACTTGCTGGGTTCGCAGAGAACCTTGTCAGCATGCCATTCGGCCCTATCGTCACGATTCCCGCCAAACTTGTCTACTCGCAGATGCAGTACCGTGTTCCATTTATTGCCAGCGTTATTAAGTGGGCACTCGGCCCAGCGTCGATGAACTCAAGTATCTGGAGTGACCTGTTCCCGAACAGCACCGCTCAGAACATTTACAAGGGCGTCTACGGTTACTTCAACCAGAACGAAGTCGGCTCGTACTTGTCTAGCGAAATCCACGTTGTCGGCAACCAGGCCACTGACTTCTGGACAGGTCTACGACTCCAGGCCGCAGCAATGCTGGAGAAGAAGGGCGCTATCAACGCCCAAAACATCCGTTCAGGAGCCGCCCAGGAACTCATCAGTTACTACGCTGGACGTAAGTTCGACCAGTTCATGAAGAACCCCATTAACAGGGCTGACTTCCAGGACGACGCCAACTGGCACACAGCCGCTCTTTACGCTGCCAAGACGCTAGTTTCCACAGGCACTCCGCTCTCAGCAGTTATCTCCAGCGACACGCAAGTGCAGACTCAGCTCAACAAGATTGCCCTGGAAAAGGACGCACAGGGAGACTACAGGTTCCCGACCTACACGCTCCAGGTTGCTGAACTTCTCCGTCGCTTCCCGAATGAACTGTTTGGAACAATGGCCCACACCGAAAGTCCGTTCTCTACTTGGAACGAGAACTACGGATCGGTCGCCTACGTCAACGCCCACGAAAAATTGGTGAAGGCATACCCTTACATCACTGCCTTCCTCGGCTCACAGGTTGGCAAGGGTTCACAGTACGACCCAGTGGCTTCCCAAATCTTTGAGGGTCTTGGCCTTCGAGCTAAGGAAACTCCGTCCGAGTTTATTAACAACATGCGCATTACGCACGGTAACTACCAGTTCTACAACGTCATGCTTCCTGAGTACCAGTCGCTCTACCCAGGCACATACTCCGATGGACTTAGTTCAGAGGGCTACTACGCATGGCAAACCTCAGGTAAGTATTACGCCGAGAACACCAACTCAGCATGGGGTAACTACCATTACGGTGGCCAAGCCAAGCAGACCGCAGTTGACACATATCAGGACTTGCAGAGTTTCATGAAAGACTCAAACGCAGTTGCCACGCTCACCCCTGAGCAAAAGCAATATCTTCCACTGCTCATTGATGCTCGAAAGTCATGGGAGAAGCAGTACCTTGCCGCCGCTGGTGAGAAGTCCGAACAGACTGCGCTGGAAAGCCAATGGTACAATGAATGTACTACGGCTTCCACGACCCCTGGCTGGAGTCAGTTCGCCTCAATTATCACTGGCGTGTTCCAGAAACTACCACCACCACAAGGATAAAAAATGGCCGACAAACCACTAGCAGAAGAAACTCAAGCTCAAGAGCCGAAACTGATGACGCAGGCTGACATGAAGCAACTCGCTCATGACTACGCCGTGCCGATGTCGGACGGTACTTTGAAGGAACTCGCTCAGGACATGACCCCTGAAAAGGGCAAGGCGTTCGAGGACTACGTAAAGACCACGGCATCAGGACTCTACCCATCCTTGGCTCCCCAGATTCAGGCCGGTATCAAGACCGCCTACCTACTCGACCCTTACCGCCAGGTAGCCAAGCAGATGCTGGGTGAGCAGTTTGAGCCTAACTTCATGACCGATCCCAAGTCGTCAGCCGCTCTCAACGGTGGCCGTGACCCTAAGACCGGACGCCCAGTTCCCATGAGTCTGGACGAATGGAAAGGCCATATCCAGTCTCACCCTGGCTTTGGTTGGGATAAGACTCCAGCCGCCCAGGAAAAGGTGGCGTCCATTATCCAAGGGCTTCAGCAGGAAATGGCCGGTGGCCAGCAGGCACAGATGGCTAACCCATCACAGCAACCAGTTCCATCCCCAGCCGAAGGTCGCATGAGCGCAGCAGCACCTATGCCAGGAAGTGAGCAGTAATGAAGCGAGCAAAACAGAAAACTACAACGACCACTATCTTCAATCCCTTTGGTTCTGGCGGTGGCGCTGATGGCGCAACAGCGATTAAGTACCCACCAGCAAGCGTTATTGCAAAGGCTCTCATCAGCTCCGGCGCTAATGCCTCTACCGCCCAGGCACTCGCTCTCAAGCTGGGTGGCACTCCCGTTAACGTACCTGATGGAATCACCGACTCAGCAGGAAACATCACTTCTGGTGGCGCTGACGCCCTTACCACTGAGATTCTTACTCAGGGTGGCCCAGCCCTGTTTGAGGCCATGTTCGGGGGCATCAAGGGATTTAACCCTAGCGACTGGCTGACTGGTGGAACCAAGACACAATCTTCGTATTCCAAGGGTTTTGTTGAGGCTTTGAACGCCATCGCTAAGGACCTCGGTGGTGACACTACCAAGGCCCCAACGCTCTCTGAGAACTTCGGCCCTGGCCTTACGGTATCCCAGCAACAGAGTCGTGACACGCTCCTTGAAGCAATCAACATCTCTGGCCAGAACGCTATGGAAGTGGCCAACGCCACGGCAACGTCGAACCAGAAGAACAGCGCCTACCAGACCCTAGACGCATGGCTTCAGTCGGTTGACATGAACTCCCTGGCCCCTGAGGTCTTTAAGTGGGCGTTCACTGACAACATCACTAACCCCAAAGAACTGATGAACATGGTCCGTAACACCGACCAGTACAAGACCCAGTTCGCTGGCCTTATCCAGCAACAGAAGGAAGCGGCGGCCAACGGCACTAAGCCCCTCACTGAAGCCACGTACATGACGCTTGTGAACTCGTATCAGCAGACAGCACAGGCGGCAGGGCTTCCAGCAGGGTTTCTTACGACCCCAGACCCCAAGACCAAGATGACCCCTATCGCCAAGTTGGTGGCAGGAAACGTCTCTGCGGCTGAGTTTTCACGCCGAGTTGCCTACGGTTACCAGGCAGTAGAATCCTTGCCCCAGGACTTGCAGAACCAGTTTATGCAACAGCACGGTATCGGCAAGGGCGGTCTAGTCGCTTACTTCCTCGATCCAGTAAAGGCCGAGCCGGTTATTGAGCGTCAGGCTCTCGGAGCAAACCTTCAGTACTCTGCACAGCAGGCTGGCCTCAAGGGATTTAACGCTGGTCAAGCCGGTGACTTGGGTGAAATGGTACGTATCGCTGGCGCTGGCCAATCGGTCATGCAGGACCCATACCAAACACTTACGCTAGGTTCCGCTCAGAAGGCCCTACAGACCGCTTCTAAGGACGTTGAGTTGACAGGTAACGCTCCAGGCGCAAACGCCCCTACGGTCAACACAGCCACCCTTGTAGGCGCTCAGGTGGCAGGCTACGAAGGAACCAACCTTCAGGCCGCCCAGACAACTGCCGAGCGAGCCGCTCAAGCCAAGGCTGCACCGTTTGAAAAGGGCGGTGGCTACTCTGAGTCAGCCAAGGGTGTTACGGGAATCGGTTCAGCCTCGATTTAATCCTGGTACAATAAGGATTAGGAGTTCGGCCCCGTTAGCGCACGGGTGAGCTGTTCACCAAACCCGCTAATGGGAAGTGCGCCATTAGTGCGTAAAGTGCACAATTTATCCGTTTTGTTTACCTCTGAACAAGGCGCGTACCTAGAAGGAGCGATCAACATGTCCGACCTCGACAACGAACTTGACGAAACCAACGAAGGCTCACAGCCGCTAGACCCGAATATTCGGCGTCAGTTGCGTGAAGCTGACAAGGCTCGCAAGGAACTTGAATCAGCAAGGGCTGAACTAGAGAAGCAAAAGCTCGAACTTCAGTTCACTAAGGCTGGTATACCTGAAACGGGTGCAGGTGCTTTACTTCGAAAGGCTTATGACGGAGATTCCTCAGTAGAGGCAATCCGCAAGGCCGCAGAAGAATATGGCATTTTGACCCCTCAGCAGGAATCCAACCCCGCTGTCGATGGAGAACTTGATGCTCTACGTCGCGCCCAAGGTGCAACGATTGGTACGTCAGGAGCCGGTCCCGATTTGGGACAGGAGTTCCTTGCTCGCATCCAAGAAGCAACAAGCCCAGAGGAAGCCATGAAGATCGTAGCAGAATCCCAGTACGAAAAACTGGGCGTCTGGACTTCTAGGAACGTGCGTTAAACCACTAACCTAGAAAGGAGTCTGTGATGGCCATTGACGGTTACTCAGACAACCCCACGGGAAGCTCAACTCTTGACTTCTCAAAAGCCGCTTATGACCGTATGGCGTACTTCGCCCTGCGTCCTGAGCTTTACTTCGACGCTGTAGCTGACGTTCAGCCTACCGCTCAGTCGATGCCTGGTGCTTCGGTACAGTTCACCATCGTGAACGACCTGCCGATTTCAACCACGGCTCTCACCGAAACAAGCGACATCACCACTGTTGCAATGTCAGACTCAACTGTGTCTCTGACCCTTGCTGAATACGGTAACGGTGTTCTTACCACTGCCAAGCTCCGTGGTACTTCATTCGTCGACATCGACCCAATCGTTGCTAACGTAGTTGGTTACAACGCTGGTGTTTCGCTGGACACGATTGCTCGTGCTGCTCTTGACTCTGGTTCAAACGTACAGTACGCATCTGGCCTTGGCGCAACTTCGCTCCAGACTGGTGTTACTACTCGTGCCGGTGTATCTTCAAGCAACACCCTTTCATCGCTCGACATCCGTGTGGCTCGTGCCCGTCTCCGTGCTCAGAACGTTCCTACGTTCGGCGGCATGTACGTTGGTTACATCCACCCAGACCTCGTAGCAGACCTTCAGGGCGAAACTGTTTCAGGTTCTAACATCCAGGGTTGGCG